TTAGATAATGGAGGGGCTATGGGCTTGCTTAATGATGCTACTGGTGGCTTAGCAATGACTGTTAAAGATGCGGTTGAGGCTTCTGTATTATTTACAAAAAGCCAAAAGGCAAGTGCGTTATGGCAAGGCATTTATACAACCGTTGTAGGTACTTCAACTGGAGCAATGAAAGCGTTTAGAATTGCTTTAGCTTCTACTGGGATTGGATTAATTGTAATTGGTTTAGGTTTACTTATTGCCAATTTTGACAAGGTTAAAAAAGTAGTTTTAAATTTAGTTCCGGGACTTTCTATGATTGGAGATATATTTTCTTCATTAGTTGATGCGGTTACTGATTTTGTCGGGGCAACTTCTGACGCTTCACGTGAATTAGATAAGTTAGGCAAGCAAGCAGAAACAACTTTGGCAAATAATAAATTTGCCTTAGAGGCTTATGGCGATACTTATGATCAATATACTAAGCGTAAAATAGATGCTAATAGTAAATATGCCCAACAAGTAAAAGACATTAACGAAGATGAAACATTAAGCGAAAAAGAAAAACTAGAAAGGTTAAAAATACTTCGAGAAACTGCAAACCGTGAAATATTAAAAGCGGAAACAGATAGAAATTCAGAGTTAGCAAAAAAACGAAAAGATGCACAAGATAAAATAAACGAGGAAAATAAAGCCGCTTCTGAAAAAGCTAAACAGGATAAAATAAAAGCAGATGAGGACGCAAAAAAAGCGTTTGAAGAAAAAATAAAGAATGATGCTCAAAAATCATTTGAATTAAATGAGCAAGCTAAACAGGATGCAGCGGATATTACAGCCTATAAAAATGAACAATTAGAAGCACAAGCAGCAGCAGAGGAACAAGCCGGAACAAATAAAATAGCGCGCATTGCAGGCGAGTTTGATGAGCAGAAACGACTAGCAGATGAACAAATGCTTATCGATAAAGCAGTATCAGATAATAAATTAGAGGTCGCAAATCTTACATTAAATTTATTGGGTTCGTTAGCTAAAAAAGGCAGTAAGTTAGCTAAAGGCGTTGCAGTCGCGCAAGCTACAATGGATACGTATAAAGGGGCAACCGCGGCTTATGCAGCGGGTTCGAGTTTACCGGGTCCCGCGGGGATTGTCGGAGGGCCATTAATGGCAGGTTTAGCAGTAGCAGCTGGTTTTATGAATGTTAAAAATATATTGTCAACAAAAGAAGACGGAACAAGCGGGGGTGGTAGTTCAGCACCCGCAACACCAAGCGCACCATCTTTCAATTTAGTTCAAGGTACTGGAAGCAATCAAATAGCAAGTTCAATAAATACACAGCAACCTATAGAGGCTTTTGTGGTGTCTAAAAACGTGACTAGCGGTCAGGAATTGGACAGGAATATTATTAAGGGTGCAAGTTTATAACAATACATTAACAATTTAGTTTAATTATAAATAACAATCAATTATGAAAGCGGAAGAAATTAAAGTAGCATTTAATACAAATATCCAATTAGGTTTAATCGATGACATTCAAAAAGATATTGACGCAGGCGGAAAATATCTTGATGTATCAAAAACAAATGCAACACTTGCTGAAAACTCGCTGAAAAGAGCGCAAATAAATGCACGCGAGGGAGTTGACAAAGCGAAGTTTTTAGGAGTTGATACCAAGCCGTTCCAATTAAAACTTGACAATGCAACCGCTTTGATGAATATGGCGAGTAAAATAAAATCTGTTTAATGAAAACATATAAAGCTAAATATAACCCGCTTTTAAACAAAGGAGTCTACGGAATTTCTTTAGTTGAGAATCCAGCAATGGAGGGTTTATTTATTGCGTTATCGAAAGACGAAGTTATCCAATTTAAAACAGTTGATGAGGAACAACGGATTTTGATGGGATTGGTATTAGAGCCAAACAAACCTATTTATCGCAATCAAAATGGCGAAGAGTTTAATATTGTTTTCAATGAAGAAACTATAAAAGATTTATCTTATGGTTTTTTTAAAAATAACTCTCATTCAAACTCAACAATTGAACATGACATAGACCAAAACATTAAAGGAGTTACATTTACTGAAAGTTGGATAGTTGAAAATCCAACCAACGACAAAAGTAATAATTTTGGTTTTAGTTATCCTAAAGGTTCGTGGGTTGCAGTTATGAAAGTAGATAGCGACGAAGTTTGGAATGACTATGTTAAGACTGGAAAAGTTCAAGGTTTTTCAATCGACGCAATGTTAAGTTTAGAAGAAGTAAAATTAAAAACAAATATAGAAATGAGTAATACAAACAGTTTATTGGAAAGGATTCTTTTAGCACTTACTCCAACAAAGCAAGCCGAAATTAAACTCGGGTCAATGATGCTTGCAGATGGTAGTGTTAAAATTGAATTTGAAGGCGAAGAAATGAAAGTGGGCGATGCTATTTGGGTAGTTGCCGAAGATGGTACAAAAGTACCAGTTCCAGTTGGAGAGCATCCTTTGGAAGATGGGACTATCTTAGTTGTAGCAGTTGAAGGCGTTGTTGGAGAAATTAAACCAGCAAGCGAACCAGAAGGCGAACCAGCACCCGCACAGGATATGGGTAATGAAGACGGTAAAGTTTCAAACGATGCTAAAATTGCAAGTGAGATTGAAAGCGCAATTAAATCAATTTTGATTAAATACACCGCTCAAGAAACTAAGATTACAGAATTAGAAACATTGATAGCTGAATTATCAAAACAACCTGCGAGCAAACCAATTAATGGAACACCAACACAAGTTGACTTTTCAAAAATGACACCAAAAGAAAGAATTTTAAACACAATCAATAAACACAAAAATTAATTATGGCAACTACAGTAACAGTAACTTCCAACTATGCAGGCAAAGAAGCTGGCGAAATAGTTGGACAAGCATTTAAAGAAGCGGATACAATCGCAAAAGGATTCGTGACCGTATTTCCAAACGTAAACTTTAAATTGAATTTAAGAAAAATTCTTTTGACAGGTGGAAAAAGAGAATACACTTGTGGACACGTTCCAACGGGCGCAATTACATTGAGCGAAAAAGTTCTTGAACCTAAAAAATTTAAAGATGATTTTGAAATTTGTAAAGAAGATTTCAGAGCACAATGGAGCGAAGAAACAATGGGAGCAAGTGCGCACAATGATAATGCGCCAAAAGACATTATGGATGCTATCCTTGTTGAAAAATTAGGACAAACAGCAGAAGAGTTAGATGATAACATTTGGAATGGAGACGGTACAAATGCAGACGAGTTCGACGGTTTCTTGAAATTGTTCGCAGCAGATGCAACCGTAATTGATATTGATCTGGATGCGGTTACAGAAGCAAATGTAGAAGCTATGCTGAAACTAGCTTTGGCAGCTATCCCGGTTGATATTAGAAGAAGAACATTGAAAATTGGAGTTTCTCCAGACGTTTATATGTTTTACGGCTTTTGGCTGGCTTCAAAAGGCGTTGCAAACGGATTGGGCGGAGACGCAAATACAACACCTAAATTTGGAAAATATACAATTGAAGAAATCAACGGACTACCGACTTCTACAATCGTAATTGCTGAGCCTAAAAATTTAATCTTTGGAACTGGTTTATTAGCAGACCACAACGAAGTTAGATTGGTAGACCAAGACGACACTTTATTGAATGGAAAAATCATTGGAACAATGGTTTATAATGCAGGTGTTCAGTATTACAACGGTGCTGAAATTGTTTGGGCTAGACCTATTGCATAGTTAAATTAGAAACAAAGGGGAGTTAGTTCTCCCCTTAAATAATACACATATATATTATGGCTTGTGATTTAACAGCAGGAAGAGCGAAAGCTTGCAAACAAGGTTTAGGAGGCTTGGGAAAACTTTACCTTTTTAACTTTGTAGAAGATCCATTTACGGTATTGGCAGGAGTTGCGACAGCAATTAACCCACTACTTACAACGGTATTTGAATACGAATTAGAAGGTGATGGAAATAATGTTTCTGAAAGCGAAGTCCCTGATAGAAATACAGGGACAACTGTAAACACCCAAACTAGTACTTTTGTCCTAAAGAAAATTGATGCGGTTACTTCTGCTCAAATGAACCTATTAGCTTATGGATTCCCTATGGCAGTTGTAAAAGACAGAAATGGAATTTATCACGCAATCGGAATAGATGACGGTATTGACTTTACAGTAGTTCAATCTACTGGAGGTGCAAAAGCTGAACTAAACGGATATACATTAACAGGTGTTTCTACTTCTGGAAGCTTGTCTCCTAAATTGGATGCAGCAACGGTTACGGCATTTTTGGCTTTGGTTTAATACTTTTTTGATTAGTAATTTTTTAAAACCCTATTTGTAACAAAATAGGGTTTTATTTGTTTAATAGTATGATAGTTTTAAACCCAAACGATACAAGCCATTCTTTTGATATTATACCTAGATATTATCCAACTGATTATATCAACGTATTTTTGTACAATGAAGAAACTAAATTCACGTTGGTAGTAAATACTTATTCTATTTTAAATGGAATAATGACAATTACTTTTAATTATACATTTATTGAAGGAGCAAAGTATCAAATAAAAATTGAAGATGTAAACGGTGTAGTTTATAGAGATAAAATGTTTATAACATCACAAAATACGCAGGAATTTAAAGCAACAAAAGACCATTATTATTATGAGTAACGATATAAGATTAGTCCAATTATCTAACTATGTTCGCCCAAAATTACAAGAAAACAAATCTAAGAACTGGGTTTTAAATGGTAAGAATAATGAATTTTATCAATACATAATTGACCGTTTTAATGGCAGTCCTACAAACGCGGCTATTATAGACAGTTACTCTAATTTGATTTATGGCAATGGATTACGTTCAAAAAACAACAATACAAGCGCATGGATTAATTTTATTTCAATTTTAAGACCAAAAGAAGTTCGTAAAATTGTAAGTGATTTTGAATTATTCGGAGAGGCTTCTTTTCAAGTTATCAGGGCAAAAGACAAAAAAAGTTTAGGCGCAATTTACCATATTCCAAAGCAACAAATTGTTCCTGCTTTGGAAAATGAAGAGGGAATTATAGAAGGGTACTGGCATTCAAAAGATTGGTGTAATACTCAAAAAAATATACCTGTTTACTATCCTGCCTTTGGAACTTCGAAAGAAGAAATAGAAATATATTGTATTAAACCGTATAAGGCAGGAAAAAACTATTTTAGTGATCCTGATTATTTAAGCGCGTTACCTTATGCCGAAATGGAAGAAGAGTTGGCAAACTTTTATATTAATTCAATTAAAAAGGGATTAAGTGCTGGTTATATAATTCAAGTTCCTGATAGCGGAACGCGTACCCCAGAAGAAAAAAACGAATTTGAAGCAAAGATAAAATCAAAAGTATCAGGTTCGCCAAATGCTAATAGTTTTATTTTAGACTTTTATAGCGGAGACAAGCCTATTGGAGTTGTTCCGTTCCCTGTTAATGAAAAACAGCACCAACAATGGGAATATTTGACAGCCGAAAGTAGACAGCAAATAATGACAGGGCATAAGGTTGTAAGTCCAAAATTATTTGGTATTATGAGTGACGGGGGCTTTGGTAATAATGCGAATGAATTAGATGAGGCAGAGGCTCAATTAATGAAACGTGTTATACAACCTAAACAAACACCAATAACAGAAGCGTTTGAAGAAGTTATTAATTTCTATGGCATTATATTAGATTTGTATTTTGCACCGCTTACAGAGCCTAAAACAGTTCAATTGCATTCTCACGACGAAAAAAAAAAGATTGATTTAGATTTATATGGCGAAGATGAAAATTTAGACGAATATGAGTTAATTGAAGTAAAAGCGGTTGATTATGAAGAAGAAGATAAATTAACATTAGCATCGGTAAGTAGCGGAACAGCAATCCCAAACGCAAAATCAAAATGGGATACTGAATTTTATATTTATCGCTATCGATACGCAGGAAACGCAAGCCCAGAGCGTCCATTTTGCAAAGAAATGATGCGAAGAAATAAGATTTACAGACGTGAGGATATAGAATTAATGGGAGAAAACAATGTTAATCCCGGTTTTGGAATGCATCCAACGCCAAACGAACCTTATTCTATATGGAAATATAAAGGAGGTGGTTTATTAAGTGCTAATTTTACAGGCGGAACTTGTAAACATTATTGGGAAAAGTTAACATATCGTAAAAAAGGAGTTAAAATAGATGTTAACAATCCTAAAAACGAACCAAAAGAAAGTAAGGCATCAGGAATAGCGGGAATTGCACCGCACGACATTTAATATTATGGCAGAATTATTATTCATTACCCCAGAAGAAATGACGTATTCTACTATTTTAAGTGGAAATACTGATACGGATAAGTACTTATTTTGTATTGCAGATGCTCAAATTTCAGTAATTGAGCCGTTGTTAGGTTCGATATTATACGATAAAATTAAAAGCGATATAGAAGGCGTTGGATTAGCAGGTTTATATTTGGAATTACACACCGATTTTATAAAGCCAATTACTAAAAATGAAGCAATAGCCCAATACATAGAAATAGCTTCTTATATCGTAGATAACGCAGGAATTTACAAACATACAGGCGATAAAATAGAAGTGGTTTCTAAAGATGAAGCTCAATATTTGTCTAGTAAATATCACAATTTAGCACAAATGTATATTGGGCGTTTCAATAAATGGATTTGCAAAAACCCATTAACAGAATATCAACAATGCCAAGAGGAGGTTAATGCACAAAAAGTTAAAACTAGTTTTGGATGGAAATTGTAAGCGGATATAATAGAAAATGTAAAGATAGTTTAGCTGGCATTAAAAAGACATGGCTTTGTAAATATCAAAAATACAATCGTAGTCAAATTATAACTAATAGTAATTATCTTGTTACGTTTCCTGATACGTTTATTTATTCGTTTCATTCGGTTGAGCCTAGTTCGTTAAATGAATCGCAAGAACAAAATGAAGGTGGCAAGTTTTACAATCAAAATATATCATTAGTTTTTAAAGGTGCAGATTCTTTTGAATTAGAATTATTAAACTATTTAAGTTATCGAATTTTAATACTAGATAACAATGGCTTATATCGTATTTTAGGATTATATAATGGATTAGAGAGTAGTGGTATTACATACGAAACAGGACAAACTAAAAATAGCTTAAACGGATTTAGAATATCATTTACAGGGCGTGAAGAAAAAGGAAGTTTTTTTATAGAAAATTTATTAGATTCTGGGTTTATAGAATCAAATCCTTTTGAATTTAATCTTTTATTTGAAAATAATAATTTCTTTTTATTAGAAAACAATGACAATTTAATTACGCAAAATGGCTAATAGAAAATTAACAGCATTACCAGAATTAACAACTATTTCAGATGATGATTTAGGATATATTGTTGACGTATCTGACACAAGCGAAAGTCCAGATGGAACGAGTAAAAAAGTAAAATATTCAAGATTAAAATCTTTTCTTAAACCTTATTTTGATACGATTTATGAAGCTGCTCTTTCATTTGTTCCAGAGGATAGAGAGAATAAACAAAACTCATTAGCGGTTGACGGAACGGCTACAAAATACCCTACGGTCGATGCGGTTAATGCTGCAATAGTTGGATTTGCGACTCAAATAACATCATTAAGATTCGCAGGATTAGGACAAGATTACACAATACCAACGGGAGCAATTGCATTAAAAGGATGGATAAATGACGGAATTCAACATTTAGAACAAACAGGCTTTGAAAGCGATTTAAACACATTTAC